ATCGTTTGCTTCTAGTAGTAATTGACTTATCAATACACATTTTAAATAGCTTAGGTGTCTATGTGTTATTGGGTCATCTTGTACCCCTCTAACTTGTTCTTGGTGTTCTAGTTCTTTTTGTTCCATTCTTTCGTAGTATTCTTTTTGTTCTTTTCTCATTTGTTTTTTTCTATCCATTGTTGTTGTTGTTCTCTTAGGTATTCTATTTCACGTCTTAAATAATCTGCTGCTTTTTCTAAATCTTTTAACTCATCGTCTTTCTTTCCGCTTCTGCAAATATACTTAATTATATTCCCCCTATTGAAGTTTAGCTCATAATCTTTTATAAAGTCTATAACGTCATAGCCTTTACCGTTTTCGTAATGTAAATAAGTTGCTCGTTTCATAATTTTATTTTATTTAATTCGTTTTGATATGCTTGTGCTGCTTCTTTTTCGTCTGTGAAATATCCGAGATGTTTTTTTCTGCCATTTATGTGAATAGTTGAATGCCATTTTTCTTTTTTCTTAGCCCAAGATACCCCAACATATTTACTTGAAGATTTAATGTGTTTATGATTTGCATTTTCCCTTTGAGTTATAATTTCTAAGTTATATAAATTATTATTTTCACGATTTATGTCAATATGGTTTACTACTAATTTATATCCACAAGATTTATGGTCAAGAAAAGCGTAAGATACTAGGGTGTGAACACTCTTTGTTTTAAGCTCACCGTATTTATACAAATTAACATTAAAATACCCGACAGACGATAAACGAGGTTTTAATACCGTTCCTTTTAATTTTTGACACCTACTATTAATCCTATCTAAACTTTTAACGTTTCCTAAATTACTAACTTGGTATAAACCTTCATATTCTGGTATGTCCTTCCATACTTCAATTCCTAATCTACTTAATGTTTTTGCTATCATTTTTTTTTGTTTTATAATAATGCTAATATTCTTAAATCTTCCTGTATGTCTTTAATCATTGCTAATGCGTCTTTATAGTCTTGGTTTTCCATAGCTTCAATAACTATATCTAGGTCATATACAAATCTAATCATTTGTTCTAAGTTTTAATAAGTGATAGCACTCCGCATACTTTTGTCGTGCTTTGCCTTTGTATTCTTGTTTAAATAATTCGTACATCTTTTTTGTGTATTGATATTTTGTATCGCATTCAGCTAAATATTTTTCTGCAAACTTTTTACCACGTCCACGAAAGTAATTGACATTGTCGGCAACGTCCCCAATTATCATTTGCTCATAAAAGTTATATAAAGCCTCGTCCTCGCTTATATCTAAAACCTCTTTATGTTTATAGTGATAGTTGTAAATTTTGGCTGGGAATTGTCGGTAGTCTTTATCGATAGAAACTATCATAACATTATTACGTCCTAGTTCATTTGATAGTTCGTACCAGTACCTAGCAACCATATCATCGGTTTCAATTCCATAACCCCAAACGCTGTCGTATTGGTCTTTAACGTATTGGTGCATCTCGTTTAATAAAGGCGGTAACTCTTGCTTTTTTCTATTGGCTTTGTAGTCGCTTGTAATTAGCTTTCTAAAGTTTCCCTTACTACCGCTAAACGTTAGTACTTTTTCAACTGGGTACATATCTTCAAGCTTATTGACTATGCTCATAAATTGCTCATCAAACTTCGCTTGTGCTTCTTCTATATCTCTATAATATTTGTCATCTTCTGGGTTCTCTCGTTTCTTATAACAAGCCGCAAAAATTAAACTGTCTGCATCTACTAGTAGTATCATTCTATATCTAAATTAAAGCATTCAACTGAACAATAATAATCTCCGTTTGTTTCAGAACCACAACAAGCACATTCTGTCTTTGTATCTGGTTCATCTATATAACTATCTAACCAACTCATATTTCGTATTTTTTTAATTTGTTTTCTAAATCTTCTATTTGTCTATTTAAACTTATAAGCTGTTTGTTTTTTTCTTCTCGTATTAAACCTATACGTTTTGTTAGTACGTTGTTCTCTACATTTAAAGAATTTACATATTGCCCTATTTCTGTCATACCTTGTATAAAGTTTCTTAGTTCTTTATTTGCTGGTTTCTCTTTGCTCCATTGCATAACTAAATTAGCTATGTGGTTAAACCATAAATTATAAGACTGTTTTTGTAACGGTGTCATTATATCTTAGAGCCTACAATTAAACCAAAAGTAAAAATTAAAAACCCTAAAAGTAGAATACTTCCTGTTATTATAAGATTTCTATATTCTTGCTCTTTACGTTCTTTTTCTAATAACTCTTTTTTAGTATAAACCTCTATACGGTTTTTTCTAGTTTCAATGTGTAGTCCTGTTTTTGTCTTTTTCATAATTATATACTTTTAATATATTCGATTGTTTGGTTTTTCATATGGTCAATATCTAACCACTCTAATAATTCAATAGTGTTAAATACTATTGTTTTAGGTTCACCATATTCGTCCATTCCACTAAAATAAGTTTCGTTATCTTTTGTACTCATAAATGTGTTAATGTCGTGTATGTTACTGTATTTTGTTTTCATAATGTTTGTTTTATTGGGGGTTTTTACACCCCCTTTAGTTATTATTATCTTACGTAATTATCATTCCACTTCTCTCCATCGTGCTTCACACTGTATAAATTTAGTGAAGTGTTACCTAACCATCTATTTACTATTTTATCAGAAGCAATTCTCTTTTGAGCTCTTCTAATTTTATCCTCAATAAATCTCCAATCCTTAGAAGTCATTTCATCCAATCTCCATTCCTTAGAAGTCCAATCGTCAGTCCACTTAGACATCTGAGAATTTAAAATCACTCTAGTGTGAACTCTATCTCCATCAACATACAAAGTGAAATCTCCTTTTGCAGTATTGTCAAGCAATCCTTTGAATCTTAATTCAAAGTCGTAGTCAGCAGTCTTCATATATGTGTCGTTAGTTGTTGGAAGAGACTTGATTGTTTCTCTTACTAACTTTCCTGTGATTTCGTTTGAATATAACATAATTTTAATTTTTAGTTTTTGTTTTGTTACGTCTTATTGACACTACAAATATACAAATAAATATTTGTTATAAACAAATTATTAACTATTTTTTTTATTTATTTTTTCTTTTATCTGAAAATAGCTATCCCAAACCCCTTTTTTTGTTTCTTCATTTAAGTTAATTATTGCAGCATCTTGTTCTTTCAATAGATAACAAGGCTTTAATATTTTCTTTTTAGTCCAAAGAGTTGTATCAGGGCAGTAAATATCTTTTGTTTGTAAGTCTTTTAAATTATTTAGCCAGAACATATAATTCCCTTTAGGGTCGTTTACTAAATATAATGCAACCTTACCAGTTTCAATTAGCTTATCGTACTTAAACTTCTCTAGTATTTTGGTGTCATAGTATTTATTTCTAAATTTCATTTCGATAACACATTCTTGATTTTTGGGCGTTGTACCTATTGCGTCCCAGCTTTCCATTCCGTCCCCTGTATGGGTTAAGTTCCAACCGTCTAAATTTAAAAGTGTTACTACTGCCTTTTCCCAGTTATGAATTTTTTCTATCATTTAATTTTATTATATATGTTATCAATATCTTTTATCCACATTACTAATATTTTTGGTTTGCAGCTACAAGGTTCGTAATACCTATGGTTAAAATACCTAGCGTGAAGCGTACATAAAAGCCTGTACTGGTCTTTTGTTAGCTTAGTGGTTACATTTGCTTTAAAATCAACCCAAGCGTCTTGGTCTTCTATTCTCATAGCTCTATATTTATATCGTTCCAATCATCACGCCTTTGGTCGCAACCGCAGTCTTTACCTAGTGCTTTGCTAATCTTTTTTACTAGCCAATGTATGCCAGTGTAATAAGTAATGTAATAAACTAAATCCCCTAATCTCATAACTTGTTTTTTATATGTTTCTTTGCGTTTGTATATGTATTGTAAAGCGAGTAATAACTTATTTTAGTGTTTCTGCTTAACTCTGCAACGCTTACGCCCTTAGCGACTATCTCAAATATCTTTTTGTCATACCAGTACATTTCGTTTAATATGCTATCTATATGGTCACGCTGCTTCGCCCATTCGATTTCATTAATACCGCTTTCTTGTATTTCTTTAAGCTCGTTAATGTCGTTTAAATAAACCTTTTTTTGTCTTAGGCTTGTCTTGTATAAATTTGTATAAATACCTCTTAAAACTTTATAGCAATAGTAATGATTAATTTCGTTTTTATAGTAAAGGTCTAAGCCTTTTTTAACATCAGCATCAAGCTGAATATACATTTCCATAACAACGTCCTCGCTCATTGAAGGGTTGCAGCCGAAACTTTTTACAATGTTATTCCAGTCGCTATGCTTTTTATATGCTAGTTCTAAAATTGATTTCATTTATTTATTTTATAAGCCACAATATCCACTGTCGCATTCGTTAAAGTCATTATCAAATAATTCTGTTTGTGTTTTCCATTTTAAAATCTCACTATATTTAACATCGCTTCTCCATTTACTTTTACTAGTTTCTTGGTCTGCAAACCATTGCATTTTCTCTGGGTGTTTATTATGCATTTTTTTTAACAACAAAGGACTTCTCCACCAGCACCCTACGCAGTTATTCATATAGGCAAACCTTACGTCTTTATCTTTCCAGAATTCTTCTATAGTATCTTTATAAATATTGTCATCTATTAAAGGGAACTCTGGCTTACAGTAACGATACTCTCCCCAAGAATTTCTTCCATCTTTTAAAGTTGTAAAAGTAGCTTTAACTTTAGTATAACCTTCTTCGTCTGTTTTATCCATCATCTTTATTGCACGTCTTGTTTCATTTGCACGATACCCAAAACGCATAATAACAGGCTCTTTTATTTCATCATACATCCAGTAAAGAATAGGCATTGTTTTTAATTCTGTTGTACAATACCTAGCCATTTTATTAGGTAAAAACTTAGTCCCTTTTTTAGTTTTTACTATTGCATCGTCAAAAGTTTTACCAGTAACCCAGTCAATTTTAGAGCCTATATACTGTTCTAAATCTAACATTGTGTAAATTATTGTATCTTCTTCTAATGTACCTATAAATTCAGTGCCTAGCCTATCACTAACTTGCTGTCTTATTTTAGCATCTGGGAACATACATTTTTTATCATCTGTTCTAACTAAAGAAAATACATTATAATCAGCTGGGTAATTAGCTGCTATATAACTTGATGTCTTACCACCGCTTAAACTGTTTACTGTTTTCATTTTGTTGTTGTTTTAGTTAATGTTCTAGGTACAAAGTATTCTAATGGGTCGTATATTTCGCCAACTACAAAAGGCAATCCAAACTCATTAATACTAAAGCTAAACGTATCAAAAGGAAACCCCCTAGAACGTCTGCACAATACAGTAACCCAGTCTTTATTTGTTGTGTTTAATTCTAATTCAATAACTGTTTCTGCTTTCTTTTCTAAAAAGCTACCTAAATGTCCTGTGCCTAGTTTTGTGCTACCAAAATTTTGGTGCATTACAACCATTATATGACAGTTATAAGTAGTCGATAGCTTCATAAGTTTAGCTACCATTTCATTACAAGATTGTAAATCATTAACATCAGCGACTAAATCTGCTGCACCGTCAATAAAAACAATTCCTGTTTCTTTTTTGTTTTCTTTGTTTTGTTGTAAAGTCCATTCTATAAACTCAAGTCTTTGTGAATAGCTTAAAGTTCTTAAAGCGTATGTTTGATAACAACCTACATCTTTTATGTTAGCCATTTGTTCAGAACGTTTAAAACATCGTGCAGCGTGGAAATGACCTTGCTCTGTATCAAAATGAATTAAACATTTACTTTCTCTATGTCCTTTTAGTTTTCCACCAAAGTTATTGCCACCGC